GAGATACTTTACGGCGGAGCAGCAGGCGGTGGAAAGACAAAGGCGCTCATTATGGACGCCTTTTTTCGTTGCCTGGAATATCCGAAAACGACGGCTGCGGTATTCCGGCGGACGTATGCGGAGCTGGAAGACACGGATATCAAGGAAGCGATGGCATCGTATCCTTCGGAGGTAGCGAAGTACAACGCGGGAAGGCACGAGTTTCTGCTGACGAACGGAAGCAAGATATTGTTCCGGCACTGTGAGCACGAGGAAGACAAGTACAGGTATTCCGGCATTGAGATTCAGTTTTTGTACTTTGACGAGCTGACCTCGTTTGAGCAGGGCGTGTATGACTTCCTGAAAACCCGTTTGAGGGCGAAGAAGTCACTGGGCGTCGTGCCGATTGTGCGGAGCGCGTCAAACCCCGGCAACATCGGGCATGGCTGGGTGAAGAAGATGTTCGTGGATGCCGGGCCGTACATGAGCATTCAGGAACAGCGGATTTACTCGGAGGCTTTGCACAAGGAACGGGTTATCCGGACGCAGTACATTCCGGCGCTGGCGACAGAAAACCCGTTCATCACGGAGGATTACATCTTCCAGCTGGAGCAGAAGCCGGACGCGCTGAGGCGGGCGCTGCTGAACGGCGACTGGGATTCCTTCGAGGGCCAGGTTTTCGTCGAGTTCACGGACGATCCGAAGCACTACGAGGACAGGCGGTTCACGCACGTTATCGAGCCATTCGAGATTCCGCCGGACTGGCCGAGGTACATGTCGTTCGACTACGGCTACACAAGGCCGTTCTCCTGCGGCTGGTGGGCGGTGGATCATGCCGGAAGGGTGTACCGCTACAAGGAATGGTATGGGTGCAAGAACGGGCAGGCGAACGTCGGGCTTGCGATTACGCCGCACCAGATCGCGGACGGGATCATCGCCCGCGAAACGGACGAAATCAACGACAACATCCCGATTGACCACATCTGCGACCCGGCCTGCTTCGACGAATCCCGCGGTGAGAGCGTCGCAAGACAGATGCAGCCGAGCGGAAGCCGGCGCGGCGTGTACTTCCGCAAGGGCGATAACGCCCGCATTGCCGGAAAAATGCAGCTGCATGAGCGCCTGCGGTTCGATCCTGACGGCAGACCGGGTATTTATATATTCAATACGTGCCGGGACTGGATCAGAACCGTGCCGAACCTGCCCTATTCGCTGAAAAAGCCGGAGGACGTGGACACGGACGCCGAGGATCACGCCTTTGACGAGACCAAGTATTTCCTGATGGACAGGCCGGTCACGCCGAAACCGAAACGGACGCGCACGCCGCAGCCGTTTGACCCCTTCGGAGGTTGAGCATGAAGGACATCAACGAAACCATTGTCGGCGACCAGCCGCTGAGCGAGGAGGACAGGGAGCTTGTAGAGCTGATCTATTCGCGGCTGGACACCTTCGAGCAGAGCTGCCGGGAGCAGCACGACATTGCGAGGAAGGCAAGGGAAATCATCCGGCTGAGAGACCCGGACCAGGACCCTGCCGGAACCACGGAGCCGACGCTGCAGCTGCAGACGCTGAAATCCACGATCAATAACGTGGTTGCGGATCAGATGCAGAACCTTCCGGAAGCGAAGCTGCTGCCGGAGTTTCCCGCACAGCAGGAGGCCACGGAAGATTTGCAAGACTTGGTTCACCATATCGTATACGAGGTGAACGATTATCCGGGCATCCACCGCCGCCGCGCGGAGGACTTCTACGCCACCGGCACGGTGGTCACGCAGGTTGCGTGGGACCCCGATATGTCCAACGGGAAAGGCGATATTGCCATCATCCGCTGGCCGATTGAGGCGTTTCTGTGGGACCCCATGGCGGACGATATTCAGAACGCGCGGGCCGTGTACAAGGTGAGCTGGCATCCCATGAGCTGGTACAAGAGCCATTATCCGGACGCCGCGCCCTACATCAACCCGGAGGATGGCGAGCATTACGCCGTGGGCCTTCCCGAGAGCCAGAGAACCAAGCATTCCGACGAGGAAGCAAGGGCAATGCTGCTGGAATACTGGTATCGCGAGTACAACGCGAAGAAGCACCAGTACACCATCAATGTAGCCTACTGCGCCGGAGGTGCGCTGCTGACGCAGAAGAAGAACGTCTACAAGCATGGCATGTACCCATTCGTCATTGACGTGTATTCGCCTGTGGAAGGCTCCATGGTCGGCGACGGCATGGTGTCCGATCTGGTGCCCATGATGCGGTATATCAACCGCTACGCAAAGTACATCGACACGAATCTGCGCATGTCCTCCAAGGGCCGTATCCTCACAAGGCGCAATTCGGGCATTGACCGCGAGGCGCTGGCCGACTGGTCGCAGGACATCGTGGAAGGCGATTCCGTCATTCAGGGGCAGGACTGGAACTGGATGCAGCACGCGCCGTTTAACGGCATGATTTCCAGCCAGATGCTGCAGTTCCAGTCCGATTTGAAGCAGGACGCGGGCGCGAACCAGTTCACCCGCGGCGAGACTACCGGCGGCATCGTGTCCGGCAAGGCCATCGCAGCCCTCCAGAGCGCAGGCGGCAAGGTGCAGCAGATGCGGGTGCAGCTGCTCAACGCGGGCTTCAAGCTGATCGTCGAGCAGGTGCTGTGGCTGATGAGCGAGTTCTACACCGCCGACAGAATCCTGCTGGTCACCGGCAAGGATCTGGTGCAGCGCGAGGTCACGATGGACGCGGCGCGGTTCTTCGGGAACACCGGCAAAGTCGTCAATCCGCCGCCCTACACGGTGCAGGTGGAAATCTCCACAAGAGACCCCATCCGCATTGAGAGCATGAACGAGACGTACATGCAGGCCTTCACCATGGCCGCGCAGAGCCAGCAGTTCTTCCCGCTGTCCGCGCTGTTTGAAATCCTGAACATCGACGGCAAGGATCGTTTGCTGCCGATCATCCGCGCCAACGAACAGCACCAGCAGCAGATGCAGCAGATGCAGCAGCAGGTCGAGGAAATGACCGGACAGCTTCAGCAGCTGGAGCAGGAGAACCGCAGCCTGAAGGCCACCACGTCGCAGGTCACGTCCGCGCTTGCCAAGATGGGAGCCTCCGGCGCGATAGGACGCAACCAGCCAGCGGCGCAGCAGCTTGTACAGCAGGCGAGGATGCAGAACATCCCGCCTCAGCTTCTGGAACAGAACTATGAGGAATGAACCGCGAAAGCGTTTCAGATACCATTGAGCCGCGTTTTCACGGCGCGATGAAAGGAGAAAATCCATGGATAACACGGTCGAACCCCAGGTCAACGAGCTTGTGCAGGACGACGCTGTATTGACGCCCGTTACGGAAACGGAAGAAACCCATGCGCAGCCGCTCACGGACATCACCGAGGAACCGCAGGACACGCCGGAGGAAGCACCCCCTGTCAAAGAGCCGGGATGGATCAAAGGCCGCATTAAAAAAGCGGTCGACAAGGCTCTCGCAGAACAGCGTGCGGAGTTTGAAACCCTTCTGGCACCGATCCGCGAAAGCGTGCTGGAACGGCAGGCGGAAGACCTCGTGGCCGAAGGCGAGTTCAAGAGCAAGGAGCGCGCGCTGGAATACCTGAAGCTCAAAGGCGGCATCAGCCTTGAAACACCGCAGGAGCAGAAGCCTCCGAGGAACGCGCAGGGCCAATTCGTTTCCCCAAACCAGCAGGAAGTTGACTTCAAGGCTCAGCTGCTGGCGAACCAGGCCGCAAAGATCAAGGCCAAGAGCGGCGTGGATGTCATGGCCTATTTCAACCAGAATGACAATATCCGGACGCAGGTGCTTTCCGGACAGATGGACTTCTACGACGTGCTGGAAACCGTGCAGTCGAGGCAGAATGTGCCCGCGCCGATCCGGCAGTCCAATGGCGCGAACGTCGGCAGTGTATCCGTTGCGAACATGACCGACGCGCAGTTCAAAAAGCTCCAGGAAAACCTTGCGCGAGGGATTGTCTACGACGCCAGATAAGGAGAGATCATCATGGCAGTTTTCGACAATCTGAACTATACGTACTCCCCCGGCGTAGCCCCGTCCGTCATTCAGTACTATGACCGGGCCGTGCTGGAGAACATGAAGCCGGAAATGGTGCACAACCGCGATGCGCAGAAGCGCACGCTGCCCGCCCACAACGGCAAGACCATCCAGTTCCGCCGCATCACCGCGCTGCCGGCCATCACTACCCCGCTTGTGGAAGGCGTCACGCCCGAAGGCCAGAAGATGACCGAGACCGCCTTCACCGCGATGGTGAAGCCCTATGGCGGCCATATCGAAGTCACCGATGAGTTTGACTTCTATCTGCTGGGCAACAAGCACCGCGAGGCCGCGAACCTGCTTGCCGATCAGGCGAGCCTGTCTCTGGACACCATCAGCCGCAACGCCCTCAACGCCGGCCTGAACGTCCAGTACACCGGCTCCAATGTCGCCCGCAGCACCATCACCGCCGCGGACAAGCTGACCTATGCCGACATCAAGAAGGCTGTGCGCACGCTCCGCCGCGCCAACGCCAAGCCCTTCGCCGACGGCTTCTTCCACGGCATCACGCACGTGGACGTGTACTATGACCTGACCTCCGACCCGATGTGGGTGGACGTCGCCAAGTACCAGGACAAGAGCTCCGTCGAGAAGTACGAGCTGGGCACCATCTACAAGGTGAAGCTGTTCGAGAGCACCAACGCCATGGTCTTCACCGCGCAGAGCTACCTGACCGGCACGCTGGCGCAGATCGCCGCCTCCGCGACCTTCAACGCGACCGATCGTGAGATGAGCTACAGCATCACCACCATCACCCCGGATGTGGCGCGCGCGCTGACCGGCCTGATGGTCAACGTCCAGTACACCGATGACGGCACGACCGTCACGACCCCGATGTGCATCGAAAGCGTGGACTACAAGAACAAGAAGATCAAGTTCCGCTGGGTGCCCGACGCCACCGTGACGGCCAACTGGACGACCGCCAAGAGCGCGAAGATCGTCCCCTACGGCGGCGGCGCTGCCGGCGCTCCGGTCTACTCCACGCTCGTCTACGCGCAGGACGCCTACGGCTCCGTCGAGCTGGAAGGCGGCGGACGCAACGTCGAGATCATCATCAAGCCTGCCGGTTCCTCCGGCGCGGAAGATCCGCTGAACCAGCGCGGCACGCTCGCCTGGAAGGTGAAGGGCTTCTGCACCGTGATTCTGCAGGATGACTTCATCGTCCGCATCGAATCCGGCGCGACCGCTTAACAAGCAAGTGGTTCCGTAATGGAACAGGTTGGGAGGGTGGGAATATGGCACAGACACCGAAAACAAAGGACTTTACCATGGTGCGCGGAGACACCTTCGCGTTTCAGGTCACGATCAGCGGCCTGAGCGCGGAGGTGACGAGCATCTATCTGACCGCGAAAAAGCGCGGCGCGGACGGTGCTGCCGTCTTCCAGAAATCGCTGGAGGACGGCATCACGCCCGCGGGCACGAATGTTTGGAATATTCGCGTGGCGCCGGAGGACACCGCGGATGTCGCCGCTGGCCGATACGTCTATGATTTGCAGATCGGGATCGGCGCAGACGTCTATACGGTTCTGATGGGCACGCTTCAGCTTACACAGGACGTAACGGGGGTGACAGAATGAACGTTGGTGTGAGTCTCCCGAATCCTTTCAGCGTTGAAATCGTCACCAACCTCGGCCCGCAGGGCCCGCAGGGCGAGCAGGGGCCGCAGGGCGAAACCGGCCCGCAGGGAGCACAAGGCCCGCAGGGAGAAAAGGGCGACACGGGAGCCACCGGCGCGACAGGCGCGACAGGCCCGCAAGGCCCAAAGGGCGACACCGGCGCGACAGGCCCGAAGGGCGATACTGGAGCCACCGGTCCGCAAGGGCCGAAGGGCGACACCGGAGAAACCGGAGCCACAGGCCCGCAAGGCCCGAAAGGCGATACCGGCCCCACCGGCCCCGCCGGAGCCGACTATGTGCTGACGGCGGCTGACAAGCAGGAGATTGCCGGGATGGTGGACGTTAGCGGGAAGATGAACGAACCCGCCACCGAGGGCACATCCGGGCAGGTGCTGACCACAGACGGTCAGGGAGGCCGGAGCTGGCAGACCGTGCAGGGCGGTGGCGGCAATCTTGAGCTGATTGCAAGCGGAGAGCTGAACGAAGATGCCGACAGAATATACATTGACGAAGACAATAGCGGCAATGCTTTTGCGCTGGAAGAAATGGCGCTCGGCGTATACAACAAGGCTGCGTCAAGCAACACCGGAGAAGGGTTCGGCAAAATCTGCATCAATCTTCCAATCACAGGCTCTGTAAACGGCGATGGGCGTATCGGAAATTTCGCAGGCTTTTATCGCAACAGTGGCCAGCAAGCCACGGTAATCATGTACGCGAAGCTCATCAAGCTTGGATCAAAATACCAGTTCATGACCACTTATGCCGTGAAGAATGACAACAGTAAGCTGATCGAAAATGCCAGTAGTTTTCAAGTGGGCCAAGGCGGCACCAGAAATCTTGCAGAAACAAACACCGTCAGCTCAAGCAAGATACAAGACGGCATAACATCGGTGTTGATTGGAACGGACAGCACGCAAAAGTTCGGCCCGGGCAGCTTTTATCTGCTCTTTGGAAAGCGGGTGGAATAATGAAAATCATGAAAAACGGCATTGTCATAGAATTGCCGGACGAAGAAATTCCGGAAATTACGCCTGAACCCGCCGAGCCTACTCCGGAAGAACGTATCGCCGCGCTGGAAGAGCAGCTTGCCGCCGCCAAAATCCTGCTGGGGGTGGAGTGAATGACGCTGATCGAGCTGGCGTATCATCTGCGCCCGTACATCGAAAAAGCCGCGAAGAGCCTGACCGACGCCGACGCGCTGGAAGCCGTGCAGCTCTATCCTACGTGGATAGCCGGGGAGAGCTACGAGCCGGAGAAGCGCGTGCGCTGGGCTGGCAAGTTGTGGCGGGTGCTGCAAGCGCACACGTCGCAGGAGACATGGACACCGGACGCCGCGCCGAGCCTTTTTGCCGAGGTGCTGATCCCTGACCCGGACGTAATACCGGACTGGAATCAGCCGGACAGCACAAACCCCTACGCGAAGGGGAGCAAGGTGAAGCACGCTGGGAAAGTCTGGGAAAGCATGATCGACGGGAACGTCTGGGAGCCGGGGGTGTATGGGTGGCAGGAGGTGAGCGCATGAGAGCGCTTGCCATTGTCGCTTTCATCATCGTGCTGATCGGCATCCTGTGCTGTCTGAAGGCAGGAAGCGAGGATGATGACCGATGGTTACGGTAGCGCAGCTTGAATCCGTCTTCAAGCGGATGTTGAAAGAAGATTGGAAGTACGACTGGAGCGGTCACGAAGAAGGAAAGGTCGGATGCGCAGGAGCTTTCGTCTACGCTTTCGGCCTGTACGGCATCAAGTACCCCAACGGGTCAAACAGGATCGCCAGATACTACACCGTTGGCGGGCTGATCCCGGTCAAAGGCGCGAAGATCCTTCCAGGCATGGCGGCTTTCAAGGCCAAGAAGCCGGGAGAAGATGGGTACAGCCTTCCGGCGGCGTATCAGCCGGGCGGAGCAAGCTGTAACGGCGACCTCAACGACTACTACCATATCGGGCTGGTGGATTACGACACAGCCTATGTGCTCAACGCACAGGGCACGAAAAACGATTTCGAGCGGAACCGCATATCCGGCTGGGATTATGTGGCACGCTTGAAGTATGTGGACTACGGGGAGGCGGTGCCATTGCAGACGGGTGAAGCCCACGTTGTGGGCGGCAGGCTCAACGTGCGCTCAGAGCCGTCAAAATCGGCCTCTAAGCTGGCTCAGCTTCCGGATGGGCAGATTGTCACCGTAGAGAGCACAGACGGCTCCTGGGCGAAAATTACGTGGAAAAACGAGGGCTACGTGATGGCGGAGTACCTCAGCAACGAACGAAAAGGAGAAAACCATGGCTAAGACAGTTATCAACGACGGCATTACCAGCGTGATCGAGGAGAAAAAGGAAACCTTCGTCGCCCCGCGTGTGCGGATCAAGATCCCCATGCCCGCAGATGTGGACAGCGGCGTGAAGATCGACCCGTATGAGCATGTGACCATCAACGGTGAAAAGCCGACCTACATCAAGAAGGGCGAGTGGGTGGACGTGACGGTGCCTGTCTACATGCAGCTGAAGAACCGCTATCCCGACCTGTAAGGAGTGATGGGCCGTGACCGTTGAGGAAATCAAAGCGGCGGTGATGTTCCAGACAAACAACGACACGGACGATCTGGAAGACTTTCTGCCGTACCTGAACAAGTATATCGACGAGGCCTACGACCGGCTTGTGTACGCATGGGCGAAGGAACACCCAAGCGACGAAAGCGTCGACTGGCCGCTGCTTGCGGGCGACACGGACGAGCCGCTGACCCCGGAATGGACGCACAGGGGCCTTGTGGACTGGGCTACATGGCTGGTGTATCGCAACGGCAACCCGCAGAAACAGAACCGCGGCTACGCCTACAGGGAAGCCTTCGAGAGCCTGCTGAACAGGATCACGAGCGAGGGCGGCAAGAATGGCCGCGTGAAAAACTTCTTCAACATACCGAGATAAGGGGGTGACAGCGTGAGCGCCTATGAAACGAGCGTGACGATCCCGTCCTTCGCGGGGATCAACCAGAGCGGCGACGGCTACAACCAGAGCATGCGGTACGCGCGGGAGATGGAAAACGTGCGCGTGACAGGCGGCATCTTCACGCCGATGCGGCAGGGCGTCGAGCACTGGGCGTCGGTGCCGGAACCGATCCTCACGCTGGCCTACCTGCCGAGACGCTGGGCGTTCACACCGCCCCGGCAGGACATCCCGGAAACCGGCACGCTGCTTGTGGCCTTCACCTCGGACGGCATCTGGGTGAAGGGCATCGAAAACACCAAAGACACGGAGACAGGGCTGTGGGTAGAGGTCTACACCGTCCCTAACCAGGCAACCGATGCAGACTTCAAGGGCGGCGCGGTATCGTGGCTTACCTACGAGGTCAACACGGATACGCAGGGCGATCCGACAGACACGCCGGTGGACGTGCTGATCTTCTCCAATCAGGAAAGCGGCATGTTCATGCTCCGGGCGGATACCCTGACCCTGACGCAGATCGAAACGACGAAGAAATTCGGCATCATCGCCATGTACAACGAGCGCGTCTGGGGAACGGCCATTGACGGCGATCCGGACATGATGACCTATTCCGCGCCCTATGACCCGACAAACTGGGCGCAGAACACCAGCATCCCGGAAGACGGCGCGGGCGACATTCAGATCCCGACATGGGACGGCGACGGCTTTGTGTCGCTGGAGCAGGTGGGATCAGACCTTGTGGCATTCAAGCGAAATTCCATCTGGCGCATCTACGGCACGAACCCCGGAGAATTTGTCGTCCAGAAGCAGTACGGCGCGGGGAGCATCGAGGCGGACAGTATCGCCGTCGCGAACAGCATGGTATACATGCTGGGCCATGAAGGGCTGATGCGCTACGACGGGAACACGACGGTTCCCTTCCATCAGGACGCGCTGAAGGAAACGATGGCGCGGATGAACAAGAGCGTAAAGCCCTTCGGCGCGATGCGCGGAACCACCTACTGCCTCGCTATCGCCATTGACGGCGCGGACGTATGCAACGCGGTGGTCGAATACGACACGCAGGAATATACCTTCGCGCTGCGGACAGGGCTTTTCGTTTCATCCTTCGTGCCGTATGACGGAGCCTTGTACTACACATCGGCCTACGCGCCGGGCAAGGTGTACGAAATGCGGGACGATTACGGCCTGCCACTGCCGTGCAAATGGAAAAGCGGGTATCAGGATTTGGGGCTGAAGAACAGCACCAAAAGCGCTTTCACGCTGTACCTGACCACGGAAGCCGAAACCCCGTTCGAGCTGCTGCTTGGGATGAGAACCGAAAAGAAACTGAAGCAGAAGGCCGTGACGGTGAAGCCCGGAAAATCCATGCGGGTACACCTGAACAATCAGGGCCGATACTTCCGGCTGGAAATCGAGTGCCTTTCCGCCGTGCCGTTTTCCATCATGGGCGGCGCGAGAATTGATCTGGAGCTCGACCCGGACTAAAGGAGGACAACATGGCATCGAAAAGTCTGAAAACGCCGGGCTACGCCTTCCCGACGATCCCGACCAAGTATGACAGCACAGACAAGCGGTTCATCGGCGCGGTCAAGAAACTGTTCGACACGCTGTTCTCCTTCAAGCAGACGACGGAGAAGGAAATCAAAAAGCCGGATAAGATTTGGGATCAGCTTT